TCTTTAGCTACTGCGATGGATCCAGACTTCGAGACAGGAAACATGAGATATAAAGCAAGAGAAAGATATTCTTTTGGTTTCTCTGATCCTCGTGCCGTGTTTGGTTCACCAGGAGCGTAAGCTTAATTAAAACTTTAAAGAAAGGGCAGTTACATACTGCCCTTTTTTGTGTATAATAAACTAAACCTTGACAGTTGCATGGTGCGACTGACAGTTGCCAAGACAAGGAGATTGATATGGCTAATACAACTTTCTCGGGTCCAGTCCGATCAGAAGGTGGATTTACTACAATAAGTAAAAACACTACAACTGGAGCAATCACTACACAATCAAGCATTAACTCAAGTGGTATCTCATCTTTTGATGCGAACACAATGCCAGTAGAAGCTGGTACTGGTATCACAACAGGTTCTGGAACTATTTACAGAAGTTCTGTTCAAAGAGTTGGTGGTATAATTACAACAAGAATTCTAATTGACTTAACTGGTTTAAGATCAACGGGTGGTGCTGACATCATTGGTGTTAATGGAACTGCCTTAGTTTGTCACATTGGTCAAATAACTGCTGCTAGAAATGGTACAATCTTAACAGGTAGTATGGAATGTTTTGAAGCACCAGCAGGTGGCGATCCAGATATTAACGTACATTCTGCAACAGAAGGCACTGGTGTTGAAGACGGAGCTATTGGTGATTTAACAGAAACACTACTGGTTAACGCAGGTGATGCAACAACAGGAAGTAAAGTTTATTTTACTGGTGTTCCTGCAGCAGATGAGTTTCTTTATCTAACAACAGGTGCTGCAACAGATGCAGATTACACTGCTGGTAAGTTATTCATTGAATTAATGGGTTACGAAGCTTAATAGGAGGTTAGCATGGCATCTAGATCTGATGTAAAAGCGTTTAACCATGATCAAGGAGACGATGCAGCAGTAGTAGGACCTACGAGATCAAGAATAAGACAAATTCTTATATTTGGTAATTCGGCAGGTGCTTTAACAATAACAGATGGTAACGGTGGAGCAAATTTATTGGTTCAAAGTTTTCCAACTGGACTACATACCATGAATATTCCAGACGCTGGAGTATTAGCTGAAAGTGGAGCTTATGTATCTGCTTTCACTGGCAGTGGTAACAAGCTGACTATATTTCTGTCATGACCAGAAAGAGGGATAAACAACCTCCGAAAACTAAAAAGTATTTCCGCTCTACTAAAAGTGGGGCGGGAATGACTAAAAAGGGTGTCGAAAAATATCGTAGAGATAACCCTGGAAGTAAACTAAAAACAGCAGTTACTGGTAAAGTAAAAAAAGGTAGCACTGCTGCAAAGAGACGTAAGTCATATTGTGCACGATCAGCGGGGCAAATGAAACAATTTCCTAAAGCTGCAAAGAATCCTAATAGTAGATTAAGACAAGCTAGAAGAAGGTGGAAGTGCTAATGAATACTAAAGAGATTTCAACTGGTGTAATGATAGTTTTATTTGCAGGTGCGATTGGGTGGTCTGTATCTACTTTGATTGAGGTTGATAAAAGAACAGCTATTATGGCAGAAAAGGTATCTGAAAATCACAAGATGATAAAACCTCTATGGGAAGATTTTATTAGGAGAAAGCAAGATGGTTATGTCGAGGGGCTCGATGAGCAAACAGATAAAAAATTCAGTTTCAAATGGAAATAAAAAAAGACCAAAAAGAAAACGAAAAACAAAAAATATTCAGAGGAAGTCCTGTTAAGTACTGTTTAAAGTGTGGAAAGAAAAAATGGATTTGTACATGTTATAGGATTACTGGATTAGAGGAGTTAAGAAATGCCAAAAGACGCATGTTATCACAAAGTAAAAGCAAGATTTAAAGTTTTTCCAAGTGCTTATGCTGGGGGTGCCATTGCAAAATGCCGTAAAGTTGGTGCTGCTAACTATGGTAACAAGACTAAGAAAAAAGCAGATGGTGGCGTAGTTACTGCAAAACAAGGTATAGCTTTTACAAAAAGAAAATCAAAGAAGAAAAACGTAGCTAGAGGTTGTGGTCAAGTTTTAAATGAAAGACGTAAAATCACAAAGTATAGATAATGGCAGTAAGAAAGACAAAAGCAGGTCTAGCCTTAAAGAGATGGTTTAAGGAAGATTGGAAAGATGTTAAGACGGGCAAGGCTTGTGGTCGTCAGAAAGGTGAAAAAAGAGGTACGCCTTATTGTCGCCCAAGTAAAAGGGTGTCTTCGAAAACTCCAAAAACGTCTTCGGAGATGACTTCTGCTGAAAAACGTAGTAGAATAAATCAGAAGAATAAGTTAGGTCAACCAGCAGGTAAGCCTAGAAGAGTAAAGTCTCTTAGGAGAAAGAAAAAATAAATGGCAACATCAAACTCAAGAGATTTCGACTTAGATGTCGGTGAAATAATAGAAGAGGCTTATGAGCGTTGTGGCTTGGAGATGCGAACTGGCTATGATGCCAGAACTGCTAGACGTTCATTAAACCTTATGTTTGCTGATTGGGCAAACAGAGGTTTGAATATGTGGACAGTCACACAAGCTACTAAAGCTATTACTTCTGGTACGGCAACTTATTCTTTCGATGCTACTTATGTCGATCTCTTGGAAGTTGTTTTAAGAAACAGTAGTGGTACAGATTTTACTCTAAGTCAAATGAGTAGAAGTGAGTATTTAACAACTCCAAACAAGACAACAACTGGACAACCTAGTCAGTATTTCTTTGATAGGCAAACTATTCCAACTATTACTCTTTGGGCAACTCCAAATGCTTCTTATACATTAGTCTATTATTATGTAAGTCGTATTCAAGATGCAGACGCTTTAGTCAATAATGCAGACGCTCCATTTAGATTTCTTCCTTGTATGGTAGCAGGACTAGCTTACTATTTATCTATGAAGAAAGCACCAGATAGAGTTCAACTATTAAAAGCCGTTTATGAAGAAGAGTTTCAACGAGCCGCAGCCGAGGATGCTAATAGCACTCCTTTAAAATTAACACCTAGCATGACATACTATAGTTACTGATATGGCTAGATACGCAACAGGAAAAAAAGCATGGGCATACTCAGATCGTTCTGGATTTCGTTATCGTTTGCGAGAAATGAAAACTGAATGGAATGGCTTGAAGGTTGGTCCTGATGAGTATGAAGCTAAACACCCACAGTTAGAGCCTAACCACCCTGGTCCAGATCCGACAGCCTTGTACCAACCACGAGTTGACGCAAGGACAGAAGTGACCGTAGAGAATCTTCTTGGGCTAAATCCATTTACTAGTACGGCTAGTAGTGCAGTAATAACTGTATTAGAGCCTTCTCATGGTAGATCAACAAGTGATACTGTTAGATTTAGAAATGTGTCTAGCTTTGACGGATTTACAAAAACAGTGCTTGAGAATGCTAGTGGGTATACAATAACTAAGGTTGATGACGATAGATATAGTTTTTCTGCTAGTAGTGGTACGGCAACAAGTGGAGTAAAAGGTGGTGGTGGTAGAGTTACTGCTGGCCCAGTTACATTGGGGACATAAATGAGTTTTACATTAGCAACATTAAAAACAGCAATTCAAGATTACACTGACAATAGTGAAGCTACTTTTGTTACACATCTTCCAGACTTTATTAAAGCAGCAGAAGAAAAGATATTAAAGAGTGTTGATCTAGATTATTTTAGAAAAAATGTAACAAGTGCATTAACATCTTCAGATCAATATTTAACTATACCAAGCGATTATTTAGCATCATTCTCGTTGCAGATAACAACATCCGGCTCTGAAGGTTTTTTACTTCAGAAAGATGTAAACTTTTTAAGAGAGTATACACCTAATGCATCAACAACGGGTTTACCTAAATATTATGCACGATTTGATGAAGACAATTTTATTATAGCACCAACACCAGACAGTAATTATACTATAGAATTACATTATTATCATAGACCTGCTAGTTTGACCGCAGGTGCTGATAGTGGTACAACTTGGGTTAGTACAAATGCACCGTTTGCCTTGCTTTATGGTTCTCTTGTAGAGGCTTATACTTTCATGAAAGGTGAGCCAGACGTTATACAAAACTACGATAAGTTGTATATGCAGTACTTAGAAAGAGTAAAAGACTTAGGTGAAGCAAGAGAAAACACTGATGGTTATAGAGTTGGTCTACCATCAAGACCAAGAACATAGGAGTAAACAATGGCAACAGCAAATGCATCAACCAATTATCTAGAGAGAAGAATATTACATTATATATTCAAGAACAACTCTCTTAGTTTCTCTAGTCCTGGAGATAGTATTTATGTAGGATTGGCAACAGCAGTA